CCTAACATACAACATGTTTGATGAGTATTATCATTAAAACAATGCGATGTTTGAAAAGTTAAAGGTAATCCACATCTGTGCATTAATTCATCACGTCTAGACATTTATTATTTAAAATATTTATTTAATCCGAAAATATCAAAAATAGTATTTTCAATTCTTCAAGTTCAGAAGAAAAAAGATATGATTCCTTGTTATGTCAAATATCGGAATAAAAAAATATATAATTATAGTGATCGTTTTAGGTGTATTTACAGATATTTTTATCTAAACTTCATAATTTCTTTAAAAATATTCCTAGGATCTTGTACAGTAGAAATATATTCATTAAAAAATTTTGTGTAGTCGTCATCTTTAACTTTATCTTCACCTTTCAAATATAAATGAGATATATATTCAATATCTCTTAATCTTTTTATTTCTTTTATTTTTTCTTCAAAATCGGGAAATTTCTGTTTTCCGATAGACATAAATGTTTGACCTTTGTTATTCACCATTGTATCATCAGCACCTGAGTCTAATAATAATTTAATAAATTCATAACGTTTTTTTCTATTCAAAAGAGGTTTATAATTTATAGCATACATTAGAGCTGTATTCCCTTCATTGTCTTTTTCATTAATGTCCATAAGTCTTTTACTAAGTAAAAATTGTAACATTTCGATATTTAATTTTTTACTAGCAACCATAAGTAAATTTCGTCCTTTGCTATTTCTTATATTCGCGCCATTTTCTAGTAAGTAATTTATTATTTTATGTTTTTCCTCAATGTTAATAGGACTCAATCTCAATATAATATTATCAATAAGTCTTTCCCCCTTGTTATTTTCAATATTAATTTTAGAACCATTTTCAAATAAAAATTCTATAGTTTCATAATCACTTGCACCCATAATAGCATTATTTCCATTATTATCTAATTCGTTAATTTTTATATCACTACGGTTTTTTAGTAAAAATTTTATAATAGTTAAATTATTTATACTAACTGCGTGTATAAATGGTGTATAACCATACTCATCTTTTTCATTCATATATATATCGATTAAATTTTCAGAAATATATAAGTCATATATCATTTTAAATATTTCAAAATTTTTTTCACTACATGCTAAGTGCATTATAGTATGACCAAGACTATCTTTTTGTGTAATAAGTGTTCTTATTGTTTTAACACATAAATTTATTACATAATTAACAATATCGGAATTGTTTGTTGAAATAGCTTTCATAAGTAAATTTTCGTTATAGATTCCATATAATTGAGAACAAGGATCTCCTATTGCAGAAGATAAATAAGTCTCCCGAAATCGTTCCAAAGATGTCATATCATCTATACTTTTTTTAACTTTACTTTTACTTATTCTTCTTTTATTACTTCTTCTTTTACTTCTTCTTTTACTTTTATTACTTCTTCTTTTACTTTTATTACTTCTTCTTTTACTTTTATTACTTCTTCTTTTACTTCTTCTTTTACTTCTTCTTTTACTTATTTTATATGATTTCATTTTATTTATAATAATATAATTATATAATTATATTATTTTACAAATTATTTATTTTAATGGTAGAAGTATAGTAAAAAAAGTTTTTTCTATTTCTTCTTCTGTATTTTCTATTGTATATGTAACTCTAAAACCTAGAATTTTCATTGAAGTATTAATATCCCCTTTAATGTAATATGATTCTATTAATTTATTATCTTTATAAGCATAGAACATAAAACCATATGATTTTTCAGAATATTGCGAATTAAATCCGTAATTATATTTCTTATCTTTCCATAATTCATATATTTTAAAAGCTTGTTTTATACTTAAAGTGTTTTGCGCTAAATATATACTATTATCTACTAAAGAATTTCTAAAGAAATATGGATATATTGATTCTTTTAAAATAGAATCATATATTTTATATTGTATTTCATCTTGTAAATTTGATTGAATAAATTTTGTAATTGCATCATCACCGTTTATAATTATTTGAAAAGAAAAAGTATCAAAATCACTAATATCTTGATAATAATTTTCTATTGATTGTCTGTTATAATATGAGATTATCTTATCAGGATCTCTAACCATTTCTATTTTTAAAAGATACTTTAATCTTATTACGGAATCTTCATTTTTTAATACAAGTTTATTACCTTTAAATAAATTGTTGTCTATTACAAATAATTTAACAACATTTCCATACTTAAAATTTGTATCTATTATAATATTATCTTTGATGAAATTATCTATAACATTATCATCATATTCTATATTATTATTTTTAAGATAATTAGAAAATAACCAATAAAAGTATTGTAAAATATATCTTGCAAGTTTTTTATATTTATTATATTCATTAATTACAGAAGAATATTCTGATACACTTTTAATATCACTATTTTTTAAAGGTATATTTAACTTTACATCCCCAATTTTACACTTCAATATATTATTTTTAACTTTCACCTTTATAGCATTATTACTTTTTACAAAATCTTGTACTATTTCACTAGATTGTTTATATACCTCAAATTTCGTATTATCTTTTACATCAAAAGGTTGCAAAGGTGACGTGAATAAAGTTATTTTATTACCCTTATATTCGATATTTAGTAAACGTGTTTTTCCGTAAAAATCCACAGTTTGAGATAATATTTTAGAATTTAAACTAAAATTAATAAAATTGATCTGTTTATGTAGTATAAAAAATTCGTCATATGAACTATATATTTTTAAAGCATTTTTAGTAATAACAGAATCATAATTAAAACCATATTCTAAATCATCTTTTTTGCCTGCTTTATTCCACCTGCATATTAACTCACATTGAGGAAATTTTGCATTATCAGAATCAATACCGTTATGTTCATATATAAATATACATTTATCAAACTTATTATTAGTTTTAAAATAACCTTTTATATGACGAGGTATACTTAAAGTACCGTCAATATTATTATCATCTCGTTTAAATAAAATTATATTACAGTTATATTTTAATTCTAATAAATGTATAAAGTAGTTCGGATTAAAGTATTCATTATCGTTTCTTATTTTATTTAGAATATCGTCCAATGAATAATCAAACATTTCTTGTTTAGCCGATGATGCGAGATTTATAGTTGCTAAATCTTTACGTGTATTAATAACTTTATTTTCATCTTCATCCGTTGATAAATTTAAAGCATATAAAACACAATTAAGAAATGTACTTTTGTTTTTATTCATACCGATTCTAAAATATTCATAATTTTTATCTTCATCTATAAGTTCAAAAAACTTATTTATATTTTTTGGTAATCTTCCAATTTGTTTAAACTTTAGAAATTTATTAGATGTTATAATATATTGTTCAACCGCAGTATCGACTATTTCATCTCCAAAATAATAATTGCGATATTCAGGCTTGTCTTCTTGACTATTTTCAAAACAACATGGTAAATATTTAAATTTATCAGAATTATTTAAAGTATTCATTCTAAGTCCTGGATATGGAAATTTTTTATATTCACATATATATTTCCTTGGAATAGTACCTTCTGTCTCATCTTTTGGAAATGTTAATACTTGTCTTCCTTTAGATATTTCTAATTCTTCATCTTCATTTGATATAATAATCGGCGGTTTTCCACAAAAACTTGTGTAATTTGGTAGAAATATCTCGGGTGCAAGTATATTTCTTGCATTTTTATCTCTTACATTTAATACTTTTCTAGATTGTTGTGTATTTTTATTAATTTCAATTTCATCTACAGGTATAAATCTTTCATAAAATTCTAATATATTATCATATTTACTATTATATATAACAAACATTTTCGATAATATTTTCTGAAATTCCTCTATACTCTTAGTATCTTTTGCTTTACTTACTTTAACTCTAACATAATAACTATTATCTATAAAATTAGTTTTTTGTCTTATACTTGGATCTTTTTTATCTACTAATTTTTCTGTTAAATATGCTTTTATTTCACCCAATTCTTCTGTATAGAAATATATATAAACTGTGGGTTTTTGAGAAATTACTGTTTCATCAATATTTAAATACGTAGAAAATTCTCTATTATTCAAAACTAAATCAGAAAATATATATTTATTTAATTTCTGATTAGGAAAATAAAAAACTCCATTTATGCCTTTTTCTTCAATTTTTCCAATAACATCTCTTTCATTCTCTAATATATCCGTAAATCTACTAATTATTTGTTCTTTTGGTATATTATTTATAATATTATAATTTAATACTGCTTTAATCTTATTAAAATCTGGAGAATTTATATCGCTTATAGTTCGTATTGTAAAATCCGTATAATCAGATATACTATTTGCGAACTCTTCTTTCTGTAAAATTTTTATAATTAATTTATCATCATTTATTCCCCATTCTAATGGAGGTACAAACTCTTTTCTAATTTTATAAAAATTTGAGCATGATGCGAAAGGTGTAAAATCTGTTAATTTTAAACTGTTAAAAATTTCTAATAAAGATAATGTTTTAACTTTTAATTCTATTTCAAAAATAATAATTTCTAATTCAAATGGTTCATATGGTATACTTTGAATTTTTTGAAACTCAGTAAATTCATATTCTTTTCTTTCTGCATCTTCTATAGTTTTTTCTAACAATTTTTCATAATAATTTTTATTATTGTTATTATATATTTTAGATAAATCAATAGGTTCTTTTGATATTTTATTTACTTCATTCTTAAGTTTATCAATAAGATAAAATAAATATGTTTTTCTATCATCCGGATCAGCTATAGATTCTAAATTAGCGAAAGAACTATTAAAAGATATATATACTGATAAAACTTGATCTATATTTATATCTCGTTGTACTAGTTTATCTCTAATATTATTATATAAAACTTCGAAATCATCTGTAGTATCATTTATTATTATATTAAATATATCTTCCACCACAATATTTCTATCTGTTTCATTAAAATCATTAATAGAAGGTATACCAGCTGGAAAATATAAGAAATCTTTTAATGAATTAAAACTAGCAGCGATTCTTGTTAAAATACTATTTACAGTATCTAATTTATAAACCTCAAATTTTTTATTATTAATTAATACCATCTTTATAATTAATAATAATTTTTATTTTTTAATATAATTAATATGAATAATTATCATATCTACCTTTCTTTATAGTAGGAATATCAGGCAATCCCTGTTGTGTTTTTACAGCATCACTGAAATTTAAATAGTCAGGAAGCTTAATAGTATTAAATTGATTTTGTAAACCTATATCATAATCAGTTCTTTGTGCAGGCCACGGAGGAGCATAGTATGTTTTAGAATCTATTTCATAAGTTTGCTTCTGCATATCATAATTTGTTGGACTCATCATGAAATTTTCCATTGATGGACTTTGCATTCTAAATTGAGAATTTGGTACTTGACGAAAAGCATTTTGTTGGCAACAAGACATTTTTTATTTATATAGATTATTTTATTTTAAAAATTTTATAATTTTAATGTATCAAGATATTGTTGTAAATTTTCTGCTTTTCTTCCTCCCTCGTATTTCTCTTTAAATTTTCCTCCATAATATACTACGTATTCCGGAAATCCTCTAAATCCAGGTATAAAATCTGATAATTTACCAGATAATTCTTTTTCACCTTTTTCAGAACCATCTCCTTGAATTGTTGCAAAAAAATATTTATCTTTATTTTTATCTGCAACTTTTTGAAATTCTGGTTTTGCATGTGTACAATGACCACAAAAACCCGCTTGGACCATAATAAAAACTATTTTATCTTTTGGAATATCTGGATTAATTAGATTTCCATTACTATCAAAATCACTATCTACTAGATATGCTACTGGTGTACTTAAATACGACATTTTATTTTAATATAGATATTTTTATTTTTAAATTCTTTAAACTTTAGTCTACATATTTTGTATTGTATTTTTTCTTAACCTGTATTATAGGTTAAGAAAAATTTATTGGTGTAAATTTATATCATTTTGGAGATAAGATGTTAATTATTCATTTCTGCTAACAGTTTCATTGCATTTTCATGTGTTTTTTTCTTTTTATGGTTTCTTATTGAAGATTTATTCATTATCATACCGCATTCACATGCTACTTTTTTATTTGCTTCTGATGTTATACCTTCATTATACCCATCTAAATTATTTCTCATTTCTAATAATTTTTTATGTTCGTCTGTTTTTCTATGACTACTTAATTTATAGTGTGTTACAGGTATACCGCATTCACATAATACAATCTTTTGTCTTTGTGGTGCTATTTTAGTTTCATAATTTTCTTTATAATATTCTTCGCGTTTTGATAATATTTCTTCTTTATTTTCTTTATAATAATCTTTTCTCTTTTCTAGTATTTCATCTTTATTTTCATAATAATAATCCTTTGCATCTTCTAATCTTTGATCTTTATGTTTTTCATAATTTTTCTTATTTTTTTCCTTTACCTTCTCTATATTTTCTTTATTATATATTTTACTTAGTTTTCGCATAATTTCCTTATTATCTTCGTAAAAATTTTTAACTTGTTGACATTTTTTTTTTCTTTGTTCTTCTGTAATATTTTTTCGTCTTTCTTTATCCTTTTCTTTATCTGTTGTTATTGTTCTCTGAGCATATTTTGTAGTTTCATCATTCCAATGTTCACATCTTTTTAAAATAAAGTCGAAAACTTCTATAAATAAACTAATATCTTTGTCTTCTGGTAAATAAAACACATCTCTTCCAAATTTATTTCTATATTGTCCTAAATCACTTAGAATAAAACTTTCTAATATATCCATAATTTTTGGACTTTTACATGATATATAGTGAACTATTTTAAAATCGTGTAGTTTGCTATTGTTATAATTATCTTGTCTGTTATTTAAATCAATAGCTTTACCAATTATATACTCTCTTTTGACTTCAGCTTCTTCAGTTGTCATTAAATACACTACATTTTTACCTTCAATAATTTCTTTTGGTTTTTTAATAAATTTTCTTTCCAATTTATTTTTCTCTTCTTCAATTCTATTTTTCTCTTCTATAATTCTATTTTTCTCTTCTTCTTTTTCTTCAAGTAATTGTTTCATATTAAATTCACCAGTTTTTCTAATTGATGGTAATATTTCTTCACATACTACTTCTTGAAATTTTTGTGCTATTGGTTTATTAGAACGCATAATCATTCTATATACTGCAGGTTCTAACAATGTTATCATATTCATATTTTGTCCATTTGCGCACTTCAGAATTTCTGAAGTACGCCATTTTTCAGGAATATTTCTCAATGCTTCTGTTATATTAGATAATTCTAAGATATCACATATATCTTTTGCTACAAACAAAGGTCTATCATACGTTCCAATTATACGAATTTCTTTCCCATTAAAATTAAAAGTTTTATCAATTTTGCTTATCAAATCCATTTTTATTTATAAAAATTATTTATTTAAACCAATATTATATTTTTCTAAAAGTGTTCAAAAATTTTAATAGCGCTATTTAAAGGATTTAAAAAAAAAATTATCAATTTAAAGTATTAAAATAATAATAAAAAAATTATGACTATTTTATTTAAAGCTAAAACACAACAAGCATATTGTATCAAAATATTGGCAGAATTACTTGCAAACAATATTAAAACTGGTTGTTTCGTTATTGATGAAAATGGTATATATCTCCGCATGATGGACCACCATAGAAAAGTTTTAATTGATTTATCTCTACTCGCAGAAAACTTCCCTATTTACAAGTTTAATAGTAAAAAAATGTTTTTAGGTATAAATCTCAGCCATTTTCATAGGATGTGTAAAAGCGTAAAGAAAAAAGATTCGGTAGAGCTCTTCATAGACGACGAAATGCCTACTGAACTTGGAATTAAAGTTATTCCAAAAGAAAATAATAGAACTACTACATCTTTTATTAAAATACAAAGTATTCAAAACTTAGATATTGATATACCTGAAACTACAAGTAAACCTATTATTATATCTTCGTCGGAAATGCAAAAAATGTTAAAAGATTTTGGTAATATTGGCAATACATTGACTATAAGTGCTAAAAATTATAAAATTAAATTTGGCTGTAACGCTGGTGGTATTCTAAAAAGATTTGTAGAATTTGGTGAAGACGATGAATTAGATGAACCATTCGAAGACGATAGTAAGAGTGATTTTGCTCAAGAATTTAACACTGAACAACTCTGTCGTATCACTAAATTATCTGGTTTAAGTGGTAATATACAAATTTATCCAGGCAAACCTTTAAGATTAAGTTGTAATGTAGGTGATTTAGGAAAAATTTCAGTATATATTAAAAGTAAAGATCAAATAGATTCAGAGCAATGTAATATAGAAAGTGATGGTTATGATAGTGAATAATTTTAATATATTTTTATATTAAAATTATTTGAAAAGTTTTTCAATTGAATCTTTATAATCTCCGTTAAATTTTTCAGTATAAAACATTTTTAAATATCCAATGTATTTATATAACAATACACCATCATCTTCACTTAATTCTAAAAATTTTTTAATATCTTCTGGTAGTTCTGAATAATTTATTTTTTTCGATAGAAGTATTGCTGCTAATGATATAAGAGATGACAAATAACTTTCTGAATAGTTAAAATTGGGAAATTCAAGTAAAAATTGTGATTTCTCTTTTTCTTCTTCAGATAATGGTATTAAAGTTTTATATATATCAAAAAAATATCCTGGTGTTGGTATATTCATTTCATAATCAAGGGATGTTAGTACAGACAGATCCATTGGCGACAGCCTCTTCAGGAGTATAAGAGTTATCGGTTATGAATGGTACAAAAAATTTGATATCTGTTATTTTATATACAGTATCTTTTATTTCATCTCGAATATATATTTTTGGATATCTATCATCTAATTTTATTGAAAGTATAAAACATAATGTACCAATTAGTTGCAATTTATTACGACGAATATTTGGTGTAATATTAATATATCTTTTTAAATAATTTACAGTATTATACAAATACACTCTTGGTAACTTATAAGTAATAATAAGTGTATTAATCCAGTCTACTAAAATTTTAATCATTTTATCATTTATATATCTTTGTTTATCAAATTTAAATAATAAAGGAAAACTGTTTGGATTTTTTTCATTTATTCTATATGCATCATATATTTCTTTACGATATGGTTCAATTAATTCACTTTTTTCATCAAACATACCATCTATTACGCGATTATATTTTTTTCTTAATGTTTTTTTAGAACGTCTTTTCATACTTCGTTTAGAACGTCTTTTCATACTTCGTTTAGAACGTCTTTTCATACTTCGTTTAGAACGTCTTTTCATACTTCGTTTAGAACGTCTTTTCATACTTCGTTTATGCAAATGGGTTCTCATTAT